ACTTTTCTTCTGGTCGTGTCGTAATAGACTCAACATGCACAGGTGGTGAGATAGGTATTCGTGGTATTTCCGAAGTAACTGATAATAGTGCTGCTGGTTGTACTGTCTTAGATGAGACAGTTAATTCGTCACTAGAAATTATAAATAATGGCGTTAAGAACTCTTCTATCTTAGTGCCGCACACAACAAACTTAACATAACTTAAGGAGCCATAGAAATGGTTGCACTATTAGACAATGTAGTTCTAGATGATGGTCTTTCAATTCTGGACACAACCGCAAATAAAATTGTAATTACCTCTCAACAGGCAACTACATTTGCCGAAGCTAACGTGACATACGCTTTAGGTGACAGCACTAGCTTATCTATAGCCGCTCCAGCAGATCGTGCAGGTGGTGGTCGAGAGGTAACAGTATCTGCAATTACAGATGGAACAGTAACTGCCACAGGAACAGCCTCGCACTATGCCATCTTAAATACTACAGGAAGTGTACTTCTTGCAGCTAACACCCTTACTAACGGTCAAGTTGTAACGAATGGTAACACATTTACACTAGCTTCATTTACAATCGGCATCCCTGACCCAGTGTAAGGAATAAAAAATGGTAACTCTCGTAAACAGAGCAAAAGTAGCTACATCTACTACAGGTACAGGTACAATTACCCTTGGCTCTGCTGAGAGTGGCTACCAAACTTTTGCTAGTGCTGGCGTATCGGATTCTGATGAGGTTAGATACGTCATTGAGGATGGTACGTCTTTTGAGATTGGTACGGGCGTTTACACTTCAGCAGGGACCACTTTAAGCAGAACTCTAGGTGAAAGCAGCACAGGTTCGCTTCTGTCACTGTCAGGTTCGGCTGTGGTCTTTGTAGGAGCTACAGCGGATGACTTAGGCATCACAAGCCTAAGTAAAGATGCTAACCCAGAATTGGGTGGTAACTTAAATGTAGGCGGTTATAATCTCGTAAGCTCTGCTGGTGGGTTAATCCAGTTAGACCCTGACGGGGCTGGTAATGTAGTCTTCAGAGGAAATGCAGTTAAAGGCTCTGGTGAGTTAGTGTTAAACTGCGAAATTAACACTCACGGTATAAAGCTAAAAGGCCCTCCTCATTCTGCTGGAGCTAACTACACCCTAACACTCCCAAATGATGATGGTAGTGCCAACGAGTTCTTGCAGACTGACGGGTCTGGTGTTTTAACTTGGGCCTCTGCTGGAGCTTTAGGGGGTTTCATCTACGAGAATAATCAGACTCTAACAACAGACATAGTTTTAGCGGCAACTAAGAATGCAATGAGTACAGGGCCAGTTACGATTGCAAGTGGAGTTACCATGACAGTAAGCACTGGCGCAAGATATGTGGTGATATAGAATGACTATTACTCTTAACGGAACAACAGGTGTTACTACAACGGCGCTTAACTCTAGCGGTAGTGTTGGGATCGGCACGACTCCAGAGTCTTGGAACTCGGTTTTCAATGGCGTTCTGCAAGTTGGCACCAACGCAGTTGTAGTTTCTACAGCGGGAAGCGCACAGATTGGTTCTAACTTCTATTTCGATGGCGCTTACAAACGTATTAGGTCTGACTTTTCATCCAGAATGTATCAAAGCGCTGGCGGATACTTCTTTGAAACCGCTGCAACTGGAGCCGCAGATTCTGCAATCACTTTCTCAGAGTCCATGCGGATTGATGACAGCGGTAACTTGATTATTGGCAAAACTACTGAAAACGGCAATACCGCTGGGCATTTCTTTAGTTCGTCTGGCTACGCACGGGCTACTAGAAACGGCTCAATGTCCATATTAAACCGACTTACCAGTGACGGCCCTGCGATAGACTTCCAGAAGAGCGGCACAGGCGTTGGCTCCATCTCAGTCACAGGTTCAGCCACAGCCTTCAACACATCTTCTGACTACCGCCTAAAGACTGACGCACAGCCAATGACAGGCGCATCTGCTCGTGTTCAAGCACTGAACCCAGTGAACTTTGAGTGGATTGCTGATGGCTCCCGTGTTGATGGCTTCCTTGCACATGAAGCACAGGCTGTAGTTCCAGAGGCTGTCACAGGTACTCAAGACGCAATGAAGGACGAAGAGTATGAAGTAACTCCAGCGGTCCTAGACGATGAGGGTAACGTAACAACAGAAGCCGTCATGGGTACTCGCAGTGTTCCTGACTATCAAGGTATTGACCAGAGCAAACTTGTACCTCTTCTAACTGCTGCCCTACAAGAAGCACTAACAAAGATTGAGGCTATGGAAACACGTCTCACAGCCTTAGAGGGATAATTAGAGGAATAGTAATGAGCAAAATAGCACTCTCACCTAATGCATCAGGCACTGGCGTAGTCACACTTTCTACTCCTAACACTAACAGTGATCGAACCCTTGCACTGCCAGACAGTAGTGGAACTATTGCAACATTAGAAACCATACCAGATCAAGGTGTACCAACAGGTATGCTATCTTACTTCGCATCTTCAACAGCCCCTATAGGCTTCCTAGCCGCTGACGGTAGCACCATCTCACGCACAACTTATGCTGCTTTGTTCGCTATTACAGGGGAGATTTACGGAGCGGGGGATGGCTCAAGTACATTTGAATTGCCAGACCTTCGCGGTGAGTTCATGCGCGGAGTGGATAGTGGTAGAGGAGTAGATACTCCTTTAGGCAATACCCGTGTTTTTGGTAGTTCTCAGGCTGGTCAATTTGGAGCCCACGATCACATAGGTGGTGGTTTAAACCACGTCAGTCATACACGGCTATATGGTGGTTCGCCTACTTCAGGCAGCAGTGCAACAGGCGGTGACTCTACTAGCCGTTATAACATGAATACTTCTACCGTAGGTGGAACTGAAAACAGTAACGAAACTCGCCCAAGAAACGTAGCCCTTCTGGCCTGCATTAAACATTAATCTGACCTAAACTAGGGGAATAGTAATGAGTACACTAAAAACAGATACTATAGTTGATGTTGACGGACTTGGCGCTCCAAGTTTCCCCAATGGACTAAGTGGTTCGGCTTCTCTTTTAACGGGCTTACCTTCCTCTCAGTTAACAGGAGCCTTACCAGCTATATCTGGCGCTGCTCTGACTAACTTACCATCTCAAACACCTAGTACAACAGGTGGTGCTGTAGGAACCTATGGGTTCTTTTATAAAGATAACTCCACTGCATATAATTTTGGTGTAGGAGGGCAGGCTGGACAACGTTTATACCCTACGAGTGTAGGCTCTAATCAGGGGTCTGGACAGCCAGCAGGAACTTGGCAGTGCATGGGCTTCGCACCAACTAATCAGGTCGAAGCTAACGTAAAATGTTTATGGGTAAGGACAATATAATGAGCATAACAATCACACAAGTCCGCAATGCGGCATCACTACAAGTAGACAACGCTCGTATGAACGTAGAGATTAACCACCCTGTTTATGGATGGGCGCCTTACACGCTAGACGTTGCTGACACCGACATGACTGTTGATAACTCAGAAATCATGGCCCTTATTGGCTCAGACTTCGCTGCTTACGTTGCTCCTACTGAAGCAGAGCTAGAAACAGCCGCAGCCGCACAGGTTCGTGCTGAACGTGACAGCATCCTAGTCGAAGTAGTTGACCCGTTAGTTTCAAACCCTCTGCGTTGGTCTGATCTAACAACTGAGACCCAAGGTGCATGGGCTACATACCGTTCGGCCCTGTTAGATGTACCACAACAGGAAGGCTTTCCTTATACAATTATATGGCCAGAACTAGAGGGATAGTAAGGAGTAAAATATGCTAGGTTTTAACCCTCTTGCATCTGCCCCACTGGCTGGAGACTCAGGTAAGGAATTTGCTTTCTCCTGTGACTCTATTGTTACTTCCAGCCCTGTTGTAAACACTTCTGAGTTAAGTCAAGATAATGTTATAAACGTAAGTGACATAGATACAGGTAACCCTGTTGTTGGTGTCGCTGCCTTAGAGCGAGAAGTTAATTTAACAGTAGATGCAATAGTTACTAACAACCCTTCTGTGGGTAGTTGTAAGTTAGATCAGAATGGCTTATTAAGTTCTAACAGCATAGTTACTTCACCTCCCTTGGTAGGTACAACCCCAATTGAGTTAGAGCATGACTTAGGTAAGGGTGACATAGATACAGGTAACCCTGTTGTAGCTAGCGTTGCTTTAGCCCAACAAGTTGATTTAACGGTAGATGCAATAGTTACTAACAACCCTTCTGTGGGTAGTTGTAAGTTAGATCAGAATGGCTTATTAAGTTCTAACAGTATAGTTACTCCATCTCCATTGGTGGGTACAATTGCCATCTCTGTAACCTATGAATTAGGTAAGGGTGACATAGATACTGGTATTCCTTCTCTTGGAACCCCTGCATTTGACACAGTGCTTAACATCTCAGCAACCCCTATAGTTACAGACAAGGCTTTTGCTGAAGACTCTTACTTAGACCAGTCTAATTCATTAAGTGCTACTACTGTAGTTACTCCATCTCCATTGGTGGGTACAGCCGACATCTCTGTAACCTATGACTTAGGTAAGGGTGACATAGATACAGGTAACCCTGTAGTTGGTGTCGCTCAGTTCGCTGAGAACGATGATTTTATACCAGTTAACATATCTACCTCTAATTCTCTCGTAGGTAGCCCTGCAATTGACCTAGACGTTGACCTATTAGCTAACTCTGTAGTTACTGACGTACCTGTAGTAGCAAGCCCTTCTGTGAGCCTCTCAGCAGCCTTCTCAGTAGCCTCAATAGTAACTGGCAACCCTGTAGTAGCAAGTGCTTCTATGGGCGGAGAAATAGCCCTTGTACCGTCTGCTATAGTTACTGCTAGAGCTAATGTTGCTGAACCTTCAATAGCTCTGGATCAAGGATTATTACCAAGGTTTATTGAGGCTAACAATCCAGTGGTTAATTCCCCTGAAGTAAATGTCGATAGCTCTCTATCCGCAGATAGTATTATAGGAAGTAGTCCTGTAGTTAGTTCCTCTGAGGTAAATGTCGGTAGCTCTTTATCCGCAGGTAGTATTGTAGGAAGTAGTCCTGTAGTTGGTACGACAAGCCTTGGTGAAAATGTAGTTTTCTTAGCTGACTTTATTATAACAGCAAACCCTGTAGTTGGTAGCACTCAGTTATCTGAGAATGGCAACTTAATCCCAGCTAATATAGTCAGTGCTAACCCTGTAGTTGGTAGCACTCAGTTATCTGAGAATGACAACTTAATCCCAGTTAATGTAGTCAGTGCTAACCCTGTAGTTGCAGAGACCTCAATATCTATAGTTGGTGGCCGAAGGGCAGTGTCTATCACAGGAAACACAATAAACAGTGTGACGGTTGAACAAAGTAACACTGCAACCGTTATAGCTTCGGGTAATTCTGCAAATGTCCTAAATCAAAACAATAAGGCGGCTTAACAATGGCTTTTACCATCACTCAGAATGACACGTCACCTTCTATAAAGGCAACTCTTAGAGATGGGGCTAATGCAGTAATTGATCTAACTGGAGCAGCCTGTAAGATACACGTAATGCCGTTAGGTGGCACTGTGCTAAAGGTAGATGCCGCTACGAACATCACTGACGCTACAGGTGGTGGAGTCCAGTACGATTGGGTCGCAGCAGATACAAATGCCTTTGGCACGTTCTCTGTTCAGTTTGAGGTCACATACGGCAACGGTTCAATAGAGACTTTTCCTAACAGTGGTTCACTTCCCTTAGTAATAACCAAAGAATTAGGATAACAGGAGGTAATATGGCTGAGTATCAAGGTAAGCAAGTAACGCTTAACA